CTAAGCATACGCAGGGCAGTCTCATCTCGTATTGGAAGAATGCGTTGGAACGGGGAAAGCGTTGAGTCTATGGCGGGCTGGAGCTCAACACCAACATAACTTTTGACGGTTATGTAGGGGGAGCCGTTGGTTGAGTTGTTGGTCATTCCAGTCAACATGACCCAAGTCCAGTCCATGTCGGTCCAGGCCAGGTCTGTGCGATCGTCAGCACTGTTGGTATCCTGACAGTACAGAGGGGCGGTGATGCCAACATAACCGGGGGTGCGAGAGGTGACATTGAGGTTGGTGCCAACGAGACCCACGGTACTTTCTAGGTCGCCTGGGTAAACGAAATCTATCCAGTTGTTGACTGGTCCGATACTTTGCTGGACGATGAAAGCACCCTCCTTGGCCGGATATGAGGTGGCCTTAGGGCTGAGCATCATGAGGTCGGAAGGATTCTGCGGTAGGCAGTTAACGAACTTGGCCGCACTGGTATAACTGTTGATGGCACCAACGGAGGGGTTGAGACCAGCACCAATTGCGATGTTCAGATATTGCTCCACGGAGGCTGAAGCCGCATCAATGGCTGCATCACGGTAGGACGGTTTGAACTTCGCCACGGTGACAATGCCTTGGTTGTTGAAGCCAGTGGCGTTGAGGTACATTGTAGTGGATTTGTACGCAACACGCCCTTTTGTGCACTGGGTGTAAGCGCTGGTGAAATCAAAGCCACTGTATGTGAGGCCTGGGGAGTTCGGTTGTCGCAGAGAGGTTGGGGCGAGAGACCAATTGCTGAGGGGCTGGATCCAAGAACCATTATATCCGACCCAGAAGAAGCAAGCTGTTCGTAAGCTACCACCAGGTATGAGGAAGAGCATGGAGTCTGTGGAGACTGAGGTTGTGGCGGTCTCAGATGTGGCGAGGGCGAGTGTGGGCTGGAAGTTGGCTTCGGCCTTGAGTTCAAGGAGGCAAGCGGTTGGGGCGGATCCATCAGGGGTGCCACTATATGATGGTGGGGTAGTGCCTGGGGGATGTGCGCACTTGTTGACCCAAGCGTTTCCCTCCTTGGTCTCGGCCGAGCAGGTATCGGTACGGGTTTGGAGGACCGCCTGATCTGTGACATTTTCCATTATGACGTTGTTGAGTGTGAATTTGCAGTTTAAGAAATCGGTGTTTATGATGAAAAGCCCCGTAGGTAGGAGAGGGGCTTTGGTTGATGGTTGATTGGTTCAATGGAGGGGGCGGATGCCATAGTTGCCGTAAATGTCGACAACTGCCTCACGTTGGCTATTCGATTTCAAAAACTCGTCAATACGGTCAGGGACGGCTTTGCTGGCGAGGATGTATTTCTTTTTTTCGACGAGGGCTTTGTATGGAAGCTTGTCGCAAGTAGCCAGGAAGTCGAAGAGGTAGTCAGCTTTCTCCGAAGTCATCCCGATCTCGCCATAGTAGTCAGCGACGGCGTAGCAAAGCTCCATCTTATGGGCACCACTCTTGACAGTTGCGATCCTGTCAACGTAACCGCGCATGGTCTCGTGGTAATGTTTC